GGTGCATACTTTGATCCTGGCATGGAATTTGGTGACTTTTTTGATAACTTAGACTGTTACACGAAAGAACAATGTGAAATCGAGTTTGATAGGCCCTTTTCAGATTATGGTATTCGTATAATAAAGAGTCATGTATTTGCTCACCACATTGATTTTTTAAAAGAGAATTGGCCTGATTGTCCTATAATATTAGTACATAGAGCAGATGACGCCTGTTTAGGGTGGTGGGTAAGATGCGGCGAGTTTAATATAACCTATCCTAGCTATCATTCATACTATAAAGACTTGCGCAACATGGCAACTATCATTGATCACCAAAACAAAGATATATTAGATGCTTGGGAAAAATATGAAGGTACTTATGTAGGTACAAATAGAGAACTTGCGCAAGTATTAGGAATAGAAGAACCACCAATCGAATATTTTCAAAATTATCCGTTAAGTGATATTAGAGTTCAAGTTATATGAGAAGCAGTTGGGATGAAACTGTAGCAAAAAGCAGTTATCACTTCGACAACAAGAAGGTTGATCCAGAATGGTATGCATTTACTAGGCATGGTAAATTACAGAACACATGGGAAAACGATCTACCCACTATAATTGAAAACAGTAAACCAGCAACATGGGCTACTAGAGGATACAAAGGTCAAGGCATCCCAAACCCAACAGAAGATTTAAAAGCAGAAGAATACGATATTGAACGAGTCGGTGCTGATTCTAAAATGGTCATCACTAATCTCAATTGGGAGATTCCTGACAGTTTACATCAAATAACATTATTATTGGGTCTAGAAGATTACATGGAACGCATCCATGTTCAGTGGCCCGGGCAAGTATGGAATCGACATATTGACAAGTTACAGAAGTGGAATCCAGATAATCCTAACAGAGTACAGCGTTTCTTCATTCAACTTACTGACTGGCAACCCGGACAGTTTTGGGAATATGGTAACTATCATTGGAATCATTGGGAAGCAGGAGACTTGTCATCGTTTGATTGGCAGAACATGCCACACTGCACTGCAAATGCTGGGCATCATCCTCGTGTTACTTTTCAAGTTACCGGTATATCTACACCAGAGACACACGAGTTTCTTAAAAGCGTAAGATAAATATATTAATGAGAGCAACAGAATTCATCACCGAGCGTAAAAAGCGTAAGTCAAAAAGAGCCTATGGCGGGTACTTCTATCCTGGATACGGATACACTGACAACTCTAGCGGTGATGCTGGCGGAGACGGCGGTGGTGGAGAAAGCGTCAACGAATCTCCTGAAGTAGAATTAGCAAAGAAACTGCCGTCATTAGCCAAACATGACTATAATACCATTGACGATTTAATGCGCAAAATTGCTAAGAAACATAAGATTACTAGCAAGGCTTTGGATAGTCTATTCCGCAGAAAGTATAAAGATAGGCCCGATCGCTGGATCAAAGGTAAGCTTGATGAAGCCAATGGCGTCCCTTCTGATATTGAATCGGAAGTCGAAAAATTTGTTGATTGGACTGCTAAAAAGTTGAATCTCAAAAAGGTTCCTAAAATTGAGCTTAGCATGGATACCGAAGAGGCACAAACTAATCATCATACCGGCGGACATGTTCCAGGAGAAGATAGTGTTTGGGTGTACGCAAATAACCGTAATCTAGTAGATATTCTTAGAACAGTATTTCACGAACTAGTTCATGTTCGTCAACATGAAATAGGCATGATTAAGCCCGGTGACAGTTATCCAGGAAGCCCCATTGAAGCTATGGCTGATATGCTTGCTGGTAAGTATATCAAGATTTATGGTGAAGATAACCATCACATCTTTCAATAAGGTTACCAATATAGTTGAATTATCTGCGTAGTCTGTTATACTAACTAGACTATAAGGAGAAACTATGTCACGCACATTTAATCAAGAAGCTAAGGTCAAGTTGACCCAGCTTATCAACGAAGGTATCAGTGTTCTGCAAGAAGTTGATACCCTTAATGAAGGCCTAAACGATACTGTTAAGGCAATTGCAGAAGAACTAGAAATCAAGCCATCTATCCTTAAGAAGGCAATCAAGGTTGCACACAAGCAGCGCCTCAATGAAACTAATGAAGAAAACGAAGAACTTAACACAATCCTGGAGACTGTTGGTAAGACTAGCTAATGTCATACGTTGACGCAGTTCTCGATTCTAACGCAGATAAAATCTATGTAGTAGAGCGTACTCCCGAGGGTAAGCGCGCCTATAGAGAATATAGTACCAACTATGTTTTCTATTACGAGGATCCCAAGGGCAAGTATCGCTCTATCTACGGCGATAATATCTCTAGGTTTTCAACTCGCAAGAAAGCAGAGTTTGAAAAAGAAAAGCGTATCCATCGCGGAAAACAAACATTTGAAAGTGACATTCCTGTTATTTTTAGATGTTTGAGTGATAACTATCTTGGTATAGACCCTCCCAAACTACATACTGCGTTCTTCGATATTGAAGTTGACTTTGACCCCGAAAGAGGTTTTAGTCCAACTGATGATCCATTCAATGCAGTAACAGCTATATCAGTATATCTAGATTGGCTTGATCAACTTGTCACTCTCGTCATTCCTCCAAAGCATATGACTGATGAGACTGCACAAGATTTGATTAAGGATTTCCCAAACACATTTCTGTTTCGTAGTGAAATCGAAATGTTTGAAACATTCTTTGATCTTATCGAAGACGCTGATGTATTGACTGGTTGGAACTCAGAGGGCTACGATATTCCCTATTGTGTGAATCGTGTTACTCGCATTATGAGTAAGGATGATACACGCAAGTTCTGTTTGCTTGGGCAGCTTCCAAAGCCTAGAACTTATGAACGCTTTGGTAAGGAAGAACAGACATACGATCTTATTGGTCGTATCCATATGGACTATCTGCAACTATACAAGAAGTATAACTATGAATCACGCCACAGCTATTCGCTTGATGCAATCGGTGAATATGAATTAGGTGAACGCAAGACACAATATGAAGGTAGTCTTGATCAGTTATACAACAAAGACTTCAAAACTTTCGTAGAGTATAACAGACAGGACACTATGCTAGTGTTCAAGATTCATAATAAGCTTAAGTTCCTTGATCTAGCAAATGCGCTGGCTCACGAGAACACCGTACTGCTACCAACGGTTATGGGATCGGTGGCAATGATTGAAATGGCAATTTATAATGAAGCACATGAACGAGGATTCATCGTACCTGACAAAAAGCGTAAGGATAGTTTCGGTGACGAGCAGCAAGCTGCCGGAGCTTATGTTGCTGTCCCGAAGAAAGGGATTCACGAATGGGTCGGAGCAGTTGACATCAACTCACTATACCCGTCAGCAATCCGCGCACTCAACATGGCACCAGAAACAATCGTTGGACAAGTTAGACAGTCCCTCACAGAACAATACATGCGAGAAAAAGGAATCAGTCTCGCAAAAGAAAAGCGGAAGAAAAAGAACGGTGATGACGCTGATGCAGTCACTGGTGCGATTCTTTGGGAAAATCTTTTTGGGTCGCTAGAATATACTGCTATTATGAACCAAGAGCGTGGCACAATGCTCACTATCGACTATGAAGATGGTCGCAGTGTTGAAATGAGTGCCGCAGAAATCTGGAAGTTGATCTTCGATAGTCACAAGCCTTATATCTTGTCAGCTAACGGAACCATCTTTACATATGAGAAAGAAGGTATTATTCCTGGTCTACTGAGTCGATGGTACTCAGAACGCAAAAGCATTCAAAAAGAGGCAAAGGCTGCATATGGCACAGACAAGTTTGAGTATTACGATAAGCGTCAGCTAGTTCGTAAGATTTTGCTTAACTCTGCGTATGGCGCACTTTTGAATGAGCATTGTCGTTTCTACGATAAGCGTATTGGTCAGAGTGTTACACTCTCCGGGCGTCAAATCACTAAGCACATGATGAGTCAAATCAATGAAATCATTACTGAAAAGTATGAGCATGATGGTGATGCTATCGTGTATGGTGACACTGACTCTTGTTATTTCAGTGCATATCCTATTCTCAAGGAACAGATTGATAGCGGTGAATTAGCATGGGACAAGGACCGTTGCATCGAACTATATGATCAGATTGCAGAGATTACTAATGATAGTTTCCCTGCTTTCATGGAAAAGGCATTTCATTGTCCTCGCAAGAACGGTGAAGTGATTAAAGCTGGTCGTGAACTTATCGGTGATCGCACACTCTTTATCACTAAGAAGCGTTATGCAATCAACATCTATGATCTTGAAGGTAAACGACAAGACTTAGATGGCAAGATGGGTAAGATTAAGGCTATGGGTCTTGATCTTAAGAGAGCAGACACTCCTAAGTATGTTCAAGAATTCTTGATGGAAGTACTGACTATGGTTCTCGGTGGTGCTCCTAGAGAGGATGTAATTGCTAAAATTCGTGACTTTAAAGTTTGGCTTAGTAAACAAGATCCTTGGACTAAGGGTTCTCCTAAGTCAGTGAACAATCTCACTAATCATACTATCAAGTTTGAGAAGACTGGCAAGTGTAGTGTTGGACACGCAAGAGCAGCCATCAATTACAACTATCTTCGAAAGATGAATGGAGATCAGTATAGTCAAAAGATTGTCGATGGCATGAAGGTTATTGTTTGCTCGTTGAAGGATAATCCACTTGGCTTTACTAGCGTTGCTTATCCCACAGACGAACTAAGACTTCCGCAATGGTTCTTGGATCTTCCTTTTGATGATCTTGACATGGAACGCAAATTAGTTGACGAGAAGATTGATAACCTATTAGGTGTTCTCAAGTGGGATATTAGGTCTAACACTAATACTAACAGCACTTTCAATGATCTGTTTAGTTTCGGTTAAACAAACTATTGCTATGTGCAAATTATTCCACTATAATACGCATAATACAAACCTAAATATAGAAAAGGAAAAATGATGAAAGATTATTTGCTCGACTTAATTCAACATACTAATGGACTTGGTGTGATTGAATTAGTAAAAATCAATGGTACCCAGGCTGAAACTAAGATTTCTGCCTTGTCAGAAGATCGTAATGTTATCGTAAATGGTACATTCAAGACTCCTATTATTGAATTTGATGGAGTTTTTGGTATGCCTAACTTGTCTAAGCTTAAGACTATTCTTAGCTTTGACGATTACGGTGAAGATTCTACTATTGCTCTTATTCGTGAGGACAAGGACGGTGAGCTTCTACCCGCAAGCATTCACTTTGAAACTGCTAGTAAGGACTTCATCAACGATTATCGTTTGATGAAGAAGGGTACAGTAGAAGATCGTGTTCCGGCAGTAACCTTTAAGGGCGCAAATTGGAATGTAGAATTTGCACCTACTGTTGCTGGAATCATGCGTCTTAAGAAGCAGGCTTCTGCAAATAGCGAAGAGGTTAATTTCAAGACTACAACTGAAAATGGTGATCTTAAGGTCTATTTTGGAGATCACTCAACTCACTCAGGTAACTTTGTATTTCACCCAGGTGTGACTGGTACGCTTACTCGTCCTTGGCAGTGGCCTGTTAAGGTATTCCTGTCAATCATGGATCTTCCTGGTGACAAGACTGTTCGTATTTCTGATGACGGAGCTGTCGAAATCACAGTTGACAGTGGTCTTGCAATTTGGCAGTATTTGCTTCCCGCACAGGCTAAGTAATGATCAAGACCGTAAACGGACAGGGTAGATATATTATGGTCAACGGAGGATTTCCCGCGACCACATATATCAACACTAGCTCTGGATACATGAATGTCGGTGATGTTAGATATAATACTAACATGCAGCGACTTGAAGTATATGACGGTAACATGTGGATTGAACTTGGCACTAGTCATGCTAGTGTTGGTTTAACTCCTGATGCTGAATCTGCACTTGATTGGGCTATCAAGAAGCGTCAAGAGGAAGCCATGCTTGAAGCAAAAGCTAAAGATAATCCTGCTATAGCAGATTTGCTTAACAAAAAGAAAGAGATTGAAGATCAAATCAAAATGGTTGAAATCTTGACAAGAGAAGACATTAAAGCTATCTAATGGGAGCAGAAGAATCTTATATCATTTCATTCTTTCCGGGAACTTCGGGCAAGCTAATTGCCCAAGTTCTTTGGAGAATGATTAATGATTTAGACGAAACTATTCACTTCACTCCTGAAAATTCTGCACACATGTCATACCCTTGGGAATCTTCATGGCACCATCCCGAGACAGTTGATCCAAATAGTGCTGGACCATCTATGTATCAGGAACTGACATTTGACCCCATTGCAATTTTAGCTACTCAGATGTATCCTGATTTTGAGACTATAAAATTTCGTCTACCCAACACAAAAATTATTATCATTTCAGTTGGTGAAGATGATCTTTTAGAAATAGCATTTAATCACATAACTAAGAACACACAAATATCACCTTATCAGCGAGAACGACTTTCAAAAAGAGGTCATGAACTTAATGATGATTTTTGGAAATCGTTAATAACGCATAGACAGGTAGAGTTGAAAAGGTGGTATAAATTAGGCCAAGATGATACTGATTTATATGGTAACTTTAGCAAGTACTATGATGTAGTCATTCCTGAGGATTTTGTTGACAATACTTTAATAATAAAGTATAATGAAATATACGAAAATAGTAATGGATCATTTGTGGCTTTAGAAAAACTTGAGAAGTTTGTGGGAAAAGAGGCGGGGCCCTTAGTAAAGCAAAGCTATAAACAATATATTACTAATAGGAATAAACTATGGAACAAGTAAATCTTTCAAACAGTCACAATCCCGATTGGGCATTGTTTCTGCCCGCAATCTCGTCTTTCTTCATTGCTGGCTTAGGTAAACAGCGTGAAGGTGAAAACTATTTTGACCCGGCGAGAATCCCTGCGGCATTCAACGGTGATGTTGAGTGTTTGAATTTCTTCAACAGCAAGCAAGGCTTATACACTTATAAGTGGGGCTTGTATTCTGCTGGTCACGCAAATCTTGATATCACTAAGGATGACAATAATGAATCTATCATCCGCAAGAGAGAAGAAGGCACTTTTCTTCTAGGAGACTCAGGTGGATTCCAGATTCTTAAGTGTCAGTGGCCAGCAGACTGGAAGGACCCTAACTGTCCTCGTGCAATGAAGAAGCGTCAGCAAGTTCTTACTTGGATGGACGAGTACATGGACTATGGCATGTGTCTTGATATTCCATCACAGTCGCTAACAACTTATCACATCAAGGATAAGAAGACTGGCAAATCAGCACATGGTATCAGTACGATTGAAGAAGCAATTACTGCCACGCACATCAATAATGAATACTTCATTCAGAATCGTGATGGTCGTTGTAAGTTCCTAAATGTTTTGCAGGGTCGCAATCATAAGCAGTCGGATGACTGGTATGAAGAAATGAAGAAGTATTGCGATACTAATATCTATGGTGATCGTGCATTCAACGGCTGGGCTTTCGGAGGCCAGAACAAGATTGACATTCACTTGATGCTTCGCAGACTTGTTGGTATCATTCACGATGGATTCCTAGAAGAAGGTAAGCACGACCTTATTCACTGTCTTGGTACTAGTATTATGGAATATGCGGTATTGTTCAGTGACATCCAAAGAGCAATTCGCAAACATCATAATCCAAAGTTACAAATTACTTTCGATTGCGCTAGCCCGTTCTTTGCTGCTGCTAAGGGTCTTGCTTATAACAATAACACATTTGAGCATAATACTAAATGGACTTATGCAATGGAAAAGACTGCGGAAGCTAAGAAGTATGCAACTGATACTCGTAAGTTTAGTGATGGTGTATTAGCGGACGGCATTCACAAGTATTTTACTGATAGCCCAATTACTGATAAGCTATTGATGAAAGATATCTGCTACCGTGGTCAAGGATTCTTAGGTCAGCATGGCAAAGAAACTAAGACTAGCTGGGACACTCTTTCATATACACTGATTCAGGCACATAATGTATATCAGCATATGACTGCGGTTCAAGAAGCGAATCGTCGCTACGATCAGGGTATAAAGCCTAAGATGGTAATGGATCCACTTGGTCATCTTAATTTTAGTGATATCGTTGATGAGATTTTCTCATTGAAGGATCGTGAAAAGAGCCTTGCTATGATTGACCAATATGACAAGTTTTGGCAGCAGTTCAAAGCTGGGCAAGGGTTCAGCGGTAAGAAGACTGTCAACGCACATACTATGTTTAATCAGTTGTTTAGTGTAGAAGAAGCACCAGTTGATGATCCTGAAATTGATGAAGTCATTGAAGATAGTGATGACGCAATGGCAGAAATTATTGACCAAAACTATTGAATTATAGAATAAAGGTGATATAACAAGAATATGGATACAGTTCAACAAGCACTTGCAGAAAAGTTTACTCGTATTAGCAATCATGCTAAGCGTATGATCTGGGTTACCTTTCAGCGAGAAGGCATTCACAAATACCCCGGTGCAGACACCGATCCGAAATTGGCAACTGGCGACGAATATGATGTCAGTTTCCTAGGCTACCCGCATCGTCACATTTTTCACTTTAAGGTGGCGATTCAGGTATTTCACAATGACCGAGACATTGAGTTTATTCAGTTCAAGCGTTGGCTAGAAAATAGCTTTCGTGATGGAGTGATGCAACTTGACCATAAGTCTTGTGAAATGATCAGCGATGAGTTATATATGTATATAGCGAATCGCTACCCCGACCGTGACATTGAAATCACTGTATCAGAAGACGGTGAGAACGGTGCCACGATTTACTACAACACAACTAAACCTTATCAATCATTAACCATTTAAGGAATAAAAAATGGCAAATACTACCACTAAGACTACGATCCAGATCAATAAGATTTTTGACGATCTTGACAATTACCGCAATTTTTGTCGAGCATATGGCTATCGCTTCAATGAAGCAGATTTGTACAATCAAAAGAACTATATCTATCGGCAGTTTCAAAAGTTCATTACTGGTAAGCCAGTAAAGAATCAGTGGGAAATCGACCTAGCTAGGTTCAAAGAACAGCGAGTACCTAATCACCGTGCATAACACTGTTGTTGTAATTACGGGCGGATTTGATCCATTACATAGTGGACATATTAGCTATATAAATGCTGCCCGCAAATTAGGCAACACTCTTGTCATAGGTGTTAATAGTGATGAATGGCTGGTCCGTAAAAAGGGCCGGTCATTCATGCCTTTTGAAGATCGAATCTCTATTATACAAGCATTGCAAGGAGTAGACTATGCTATTCCTTTTAATGACAAAGACAATAGTGCTAAAGATGCTATATTGTGGGCTCGAAAAGTATTTCCGCAAAATAAAATTATTTTTGCTAACGGCGGAGATAGAACCCTAAATAATATCCCAGAAATGGATATAGTAGATGATAATATCGAATTTGTTTTTGGGGTAGGTGGCACTGACAAACTGAATAGTTCTAGTTGGTTGCTTGACGAATGGAAGGCTCCTAAGACAGAACGGAAGTGGGGCTATTACAGAGTGCTTCATGAAAACGGGCCAGAAGTCAAGGTTAAGGAACTTACAGTTGAACCTAAAAAATTCCTAAGTATGCAACGCCATGATCGTCGTTTGGAACTATGGTTTGTTGCAGAAGGCACTGCAACAGTGTATACTATTAATAATAGTTCAGACGAAGAACTAGACGGAGTGTATGAAAAGTTTAGTAGAATTCATATTGCTGCCAATCAGTGGCATCGTTTAGCTAACGAAACAGACAAGCCATTAAAGATTATTGAAATCCAATATGGCGAAGAATGCATTGAAGAAGATATAGAGAGAAAATAATATGCGTAGATTATATTACATGGGACTTGAAGCGTACAACGCTCGTTACACATTGCAGCTTACAGAATGGAATCGCCGTGTTTTTGAACGCAGGGGATATGATGTTGTTTATGTACCCGGTGAAACACTTGATAATAGTCAGAAGATTGTGACTGGTCAGGTACTTGATGCACATGGTCGTTCGTACTTTGGCATGAGCCAGATGATGAATCTTGTTAAGATGATGCAACAAGGTGAAGTCACTAGCGAGGATGTTATCTACTTTGAAGATATGTTCCAGCCGGGCTTTGAAGCACTGCCCTATATCATTGACCAGTGTGATGAAGACAATATGCCTCGCATTTTTGTTCGTTGTCTTGCACAGTCTATTGACCCTGATGATTTCGTTCATGTATGGGGTATGGATCGCTGGATGAGAGCATATGAACAGATGGTGTGTTCTAGTATTGATGGCGTGCTTGCAACCAATGAAGAAATGGTTGCACATATGAAGATTGCTGGCTGGGACGTTCCTATCTATAATATCTCAGGTCTTGCAT